CATAATCAATAGTTTATATGTTTTCACTTCCGAGTTTGGCTGTGTTTTACTTCCTGATTTGGCCGTTTATAGCTCATTTATATGTGGCCAAAACCCATTTATAGCTCATATGTGAGCGATAATGTCCGTTATAACGGACAAAAATGAGCCATAATGTGCATTTTAACGGACATTATATCCTTTTGCATATAAATGTGCAACATATTGCTCTTTTATATGCTTTCGGATATAGAATAACATTTTTACGTACGTAAAAGTGTGATTTACAGCACTTTTTCAAACATAAAAATGGAACAGCCCATATTTCAGGACTGTTCCAGGATTACAGCACTTAGTAACCCAACCCTTCGAGTTCATATGCACTAGCTTCCACGATCACTTGACCATGGGACACTGTGTACATAAATATTATTTGCATGTGATTGGCAAGCTTTTGAAACAGCTTGAACTCTGTGGGCGTGAATGTGATCTTTTTCATTTTTGAAGGATTTTATTGTGTTGATTAATAAGGACGATTTGCTTTACGAACAACCTGTTCCCAGGATGTTCTACCCTTGCAGCCATATCCTGTGGTCCTGCAAGACGACATAAATATAGCAATAACTGCTAATATAACCAATTTTCTCATTTTACATGATTTAATGAATGAATAAAAAGAGGGGCCAGGATAGACATCCAGCCCCGTACGATTGCTTGCTTCCATAATATCTTTAATAACACTCTTGATCTACGTCTGTGCTGACTATTGCAGCTGGAATCCAACCAAATATCAGCATCAACATCAACACCCCACCATGTGTCATACACTGTTTATACGTAGGAATATCTGTAAGTAGATAGGCAGCCAATCCTAATGTCATCCATGTAATAATAAGAGCTCCCAAGAAGGTGAGCATAATCGTTGTGTTCTTCATAAAAAACAATTTAAATGATTGATTAATAATAAGTTGTATGTCCATCCTACATATATACATGCATCACAGATGAATGAAGACTCTACGCGGTCACATACAATATTTCCCTCTGCACTCAGATGTAGCTGTTATCTTGCAACCTGATGTCAGCTAATTTAGAGGTATACATCTGTCAGCCCTTGGGAAGCTGAAATGGTGCATTAAATACACACACCAAAAGTTGATAGACCAGTGTACATCGTACACCACTATCCCCATAACATAGTTATGGTGGACTCTTGGCATGTGTAAATAGATCAAAGAGCCCTGTTACAGGCTCTATTTATTCCTAACAAACCTAAAATACATACCTTGACTATTACAATCCATATAGATGTCAATAATATCTTTAAGGCTGTCAGAGGAATATGTATTCCTTCCACCACTAACTGAATCATAGACAGTAATTTGATATTTATACTGCCAACGGAATTTGTAACTGGTCATAACAATCATTTAGCTGTGTACAGCCATTTTGGTGAATAAAAAGAAGAAAAGAGCCCATTACAGGCTCTTAAAATACCCTAAGACTATCCCAACAAAATATAATATCCCTAATAGAAAATCTAATTTGTCCATTAGGAGATGTAAATGTTTTAATAAGTTGAGAGTGATCTTGTTCAACATACCCATTAGCTAATAGATAGTCAATCTTTTGTTTTGTAGTCATAACAATACGTTTTATGTTAATTAATGCTATATTTATTCTCTAATGTTTTGATTCACCTAGTTACCAATTTACCCCTTGAAAGTGTCTATGTGTGACACTACCACTCTCTAACTCACACAAAATCAATGAGTTATGAGAACAGTTTGTCTATTAGCCCACCCTAGAATGCATTCTTCCCACCCTATATATAAGAGAAAGAGCCCCGTTAGGGGCTCCTTTCTTATTACAGAGCGATTAGCTCTGAGGGATCAAACGTGCTCACAGGCTCGTAAGTTGGAATCACGTCAGTGATTTCAACGCTTGGAAGCGTTGTGCCAGCATTAGGCATTACAACCACGTTCATCACTTCGCCTTTTGTTGTGAGTTGCTCAACGATGGTGAATCCCGCCAGTTGAGAGAGTTTAATCTCTTTGCTTCTCAATCTCTTGCTGAGTTCTGTGGAACAAGTGACAAGGTCACTTGTGCCGTCTTTCTTTGCAAGCACAAGCACAACACGCTTGTTAGCGTCCAGCCAATTGGCCATTGTTGCTGGTCTAAATGTGCCACCTTGACCGACGATTTCTGCAATTGTTCCGAGTTCTGTTCTGTCTGCTCTTTGATACTGTTTGAAATTCAGTGCCATTTTTAAAAGTTTTTGTTGTTAATAATAAGTGGGGGGCTACCCCAACATTGCAAAATATGCGTAGGGTTGCTGTTGGAAGTACCCTCCCCTCCCATGCACATGATAGGTTTTTGGGTATAGGGGGGTTTTTGGTTCCACGTGGAACATGGGGGGATTGTCAGCCTATAGGTTTACATATGGGGGTGTTTTGTAAAGCTATAGGCTTACGGAAAAAAAATTTGGAAGTGTATATGGGGAAGTTGTAACTTTGGGGCGGAGGGTGGGGTAGTGGAGATAGATGCTCCCTATAGATATATAGTCAATATGTGGTGTGAATGGTGAACGGAGACATCCTCATCCAAGGATAATAGAATGGGGGAGGTGTATCTGGTTGAAAAAAAGGATATAATATAGCAATAGGTTAAAAGATTGTATTTGAATATGTTAGAATAACCCCCTATCTTTGTAACAACTATATGACGGTGATATTACAAAAACTGAAGAAAGAGGAAGCTGACAGCTATAAGGTGGCTGAAAGGTATTACACCATACTTTCTGCAGTGAATGATTTGAAGCTGACACAAAGGGAGATACAGCTCCTTGCCTTTACAGCTATTAGGGGTAACATCTCCTATGCTAACATACGCAAGGATTTCTGTGACACATATGGCACCACCAATCCTTCTATAAACAACATCATCTCCAGGCTGAAGAAGATGGGGGTGCTGGTGAAGGATGGGACAAAGGTGAAGGTGAATCCCAGGATAGTATTAAACTTTGAAAATGACATCACCCTTGAAATCAGACTTGTTCACGGACAATAAGCCTGTGAGCCTGTCTGTTAAAGACTGGATCATTAGAAAACTGGCGCCTAAAATGCTGCTTGGTGAGAAAACCATCGAGGCTGTCATCAATCACCAGTTTCAAGAAGCCAATCTGGCGCTAGCCAAGAATAAGAGCTTGGAAATCAGTGGGTTTGGGAAGTTCTTCTTCAATGAGGGAAAGGCTGTCAAGCAGATGGAGAAATACGAGAGTCAGAAAGCTCTGTTCGAGAGCAGGCTCCTGGACGAAACATTGACAGACCAGAAGAGGAAGTCGTACGAGCTGAAGCTTCAGATAGCAAAGGATTGCATAAGAGATTTAAAACCAAGAATGTATGCTTTCACAGATTTACGAGGGATGGAGGAACAACCTTCTGCCCCCAGAGAAACTGAAGACAGCGATATTAGAGACGAGCAATAAACGATTAGCCATCTGTAAGAGGTGTGAGTTTCACTCAGCTAACAGAAAAGACTACAAAACCATCCGTCTTGACGCTCATTGCACCCAGTGTGGATGCACCCTGTCTGCTAAAACCAAATGTCTTTCATGCTCCTGTCCATTAGAAAAGTGGCTGGGAGAGGTTACGCCAGAACAAGAAGAGCAAATTAAAAAAGATGGAAAATAACGAAGTGGTATTCAAAAAGATTCCGTTGGAGGTGTTCATAAACATTCTCCAAGACGCTTGGAACAAGGGAGCCGACTATATTGATATTATAGGGGTGCCTGACCAGGTGCAGGATAACATTTCTGTAGCTATTCGTGAAGAATACATGAATGTCAATCCTGAGGATGAGTTTGAAGTGGATGTAGAGCTAGAGCATCCTGAGGATGAAAAAGATTTATCAGACGAAGATTTAAACCAACTAATATGAACCCTGTAGTAGAAGCATGGATTGTTATTGAGAAGCTGGGGGCACTTGTTGCCACACCAGGCATCTCAGAAGATGTTAAAAACCTGGCCAACGACCAGATTGCTAAGCTTATAAAGGACGTGATTACGCCTGGACTAAACAAGCTCTCTGCAAGCTCGGCTGGAATTATAGCCTAAATTGTAGATATGGGAAAACCCAATGATTATTATAGAGTGCTTGCACTATTCCAGCAATTACATATTTCCTACCCTAATTACAATATGGGTAGGCATATAGCCACTGCGCTAGATGAATATGGGGATGTGTGGGGACTCAGTGACAGAGAGATATTGTTTGCTCTTGAGAAATACAAGGCAGAGCTAGATATGGATGTCCCTCACACAGACGAGAGTGAGATTGATCAGATTATAAAGGAGGGGATGAATCTAGAGAATATTCTAAAAGAAGAAGATGGCGAAGATTATTAAAAAAACTACATACATAAACACAGAGCTTGAATGGGCAGAGCAACAGCTCACATCCTGGAAAGCTTATGTTGATGCAAACCCACTACATGAACTGAAGGACAGAATTGAGTGGAAACCTACAGCCAAAGGAGGCATGCTTCCAATGGTGATAGCTTCCATAGAGGCACAGGGTAAGTTCATACAGGAGACAATGAAAAACTATTTAGCTCTTCTTGAGGTGGTGGAGAAACTACGTGAGAAAGAGGAAGCTAAGGTGGAAATCAGAGGCAGTGGAGAACTAAGCTCTATGGCTGAAGACTTCCTAAAGAGCAGACGATGAGTGAGCTTATAAGCATAGACTACAAAGACTGGTTTATTAACCAGGGGCGTCTGCCTGACCGTGAGTCTGCAGAGTATAAGCCATTCTTTGACTTTCATAAAGAGATATGTCTAAACGGGTGTATGATGAATGGTGTATACATCAACCCATTCCTTTACTGGCACCTGAATGTTTGGCATACAGAGGTGGATGTTGTAGATGAAAGAGGACGCATCTTCCAAAAATATGCAAATCCCCTGTTACGTGATAACGAATGGATTGTGACAAATGAGATAGACAGGGCACAACAAGAAAAAAAGGGCTTGGTGATACTAGGAATACGACGTTTTGCCAAGTCTGTTTTAGAGGCTTCTTACATAGGGTGGGGCGCAACATTTGATGAAAACTCCCAGAATGTGATCGCTGGGTTAAATGCCCCCGACATAAAGCTGATCACAGATAAGCTGGACAAGGGCCTCAACTTCCTTCCTGAAGCATGGAGATGGCAGAGAGTTGAGGACAACTGGAAAAACCAAGTCACCCTAGGTATCAAGACTCGTGGAGGAGAACGTATACCATTCTCCCAAATCCTCATCCGTAACTTGGATGAAGGTAATAACGAAGAGGCTATTGCAGGTACTAAACCTCGTAAACTAATTATTGACGAGATTGGTAAGGGCAACTTCCTCAGAGGCTTTCAGGCAGCTGTGCCTGGTTTCACCACTCCGTACGGATGGGGATGTTCTCCTCTCCTGACAGGAACAGGTGGTGATATGAAGAAATTTATGGACGCTAAGTCCTTAATGTTTGACGCAGACAACTTTAACTTTCTTGCTTATAACAATGAAAAAGATGAGAAACGTGTTCATGGCTTGTTTATTTCGTATAAGTATAGAATGGAAGCTAAGGAAGAGAGCACGCTCGGTGAGTTCCTAGATCAGCCTGAAGGAAGCGATCTTCACAATGTTAAGATGCTGGTGAGCAACGAAGAGAAAGCTCTTGAAATCACCACATCCAACCTAGAACGCTTAAAGAAGGCTGGAGATAGAGTGGCCTATCTAAAAGAAAAGATGTACTACCCACTTGAAGTGGATGACATCTTCCTGAATGAAGACACAAACATATTTGACATTGAAGCAGCTAAACGTCAAAAGGGTAGACTGCTTAATCAGGGGCGTACAGGCACTCCTGTTATTTTGTTTCATGATGGAGAGAAAATAAGTCACGAGTTCACAGACAAACAACCAATAACCAACTTCCCTCTCAAAAATAGTGACTTAAAAGACGCTCCTGTTGTTATATACGAGTTCCCTATCGAGAATCCTCCATATGGACTTTATGTGGCAGGGGTTGACCCGTATAGACAAGGACAAGCTGCATACAGCACCTCTCTAGGTTCTGTGTATATTTATAAGAGAATGCACGACATCACTGGTGAGAAATACCAAGATATGTTCGTAGCTTCGTATTGTGCACGTCCTGATAAGAAAGAAACTTGGGAAGAACAAGCCAGATTTCTTATTAAGTATTTCAACGCACGTACGCTCTGTGAGAATGATGACATCTCCTTCATAGAATATATGAAAGCAAAAGGAGATGCACACTACCTTGAGAAACAACCTGATTGGTTGAAAGAGGTGGTACCTGGTACCACGGTGAAACGTGAGTATGGTGTGCACAGAAGCTCTGAAAAAATCAGAGACTACCTGCACAACTGCCTCAAGAAGTATATGGAGGAAGTGGTGTACACTGAGAAGGATGAAGATGGTAATGTGATCAAAGAGGTGCTCGGAGTGTCAAAGATATTTGATCCTGTTCTGCTGGAAGAGATAATTCAGTATAACGATCAGGGTAACTTTGACCGTATCATTGCTGCAGAACTTGCTATTGCTCAGGCTCTTAAGATGGACCCTGTGCTTGGTAAGGTGGGAGGATCAGCTGACCCTAGAGTGAGTGCAATATTCAAACCCAACAAGAAGAACATGTTGTTCACAGAATCTCGTGGGTTATTTAACAAAAGGAAAAAAAGTAAACTTTTTATATAATGGCTATCATTAGATATACGAAAGATGCTACGATTAGATATGCCTATCTAAACATATTCCCTGATCAGTTCAAAACTGACAAGGAGAAGCAGGATGAGAGTTGGATAAAGAACACTATGGACTACTTTGCAAACAAGGCATATGCTGAGTATGTAAAGAACCGTGACACCTTTGTCAAAAACTATGACTTAATTAAAGGTATCCTGAGGATGGAAGACTTCTATCAAGAGCCTCAGGTGAAGAGCTTTACAGATATGATGACAGCTGATCTTCAGCTTCCTGCATATGTAAAGATGTATTCCATCATGACCACACCAGTGAATGAGCTGGTAGGTGAAATCACAAAACGCCCTGACACATTCAGGGTGAAGGCATTTGATGATGACAGTAAGGCTGAAGAGCTACAATTTAAGACAGACATTCTTCAACAATATGTAATTGCTCAAGCTAAACAGAAAATTGTTCAGCAGGCGGCAATGCAAGGTGAAGAGATTGATGAGGAAGAGTTGCAACAGATGACAATGGATCAGGTGAAGGATGTACTTGATAGCTATACGTCTGTGGCTGAGAAGTGGGCCAACCATGTTCTCACCTGTCAGAAAGCAGAATTTAATTTAAAAGAAAAGTCAGAGGACGCCTTCCGTGATATGCTTATATCTGGAAGGGAGTTCTACCACATTTATGAAGATAATTCAAAACTTGGATTTAATATTGAGGTGGCTAACCCCAAGAACACTTGGTTTCTTACAACTCCTGATAGAAAATGGATCTCTGATCCTACAGGTAGAGCTCAGGGTGCTTATGCTGCTGGTACGGTACAGGTTATGGAACTTTCAGAAATCATTGAAAGCATTCCTGACCTAACCAAAGAAGAAATTGATCATCTAAGAAGTTCTCTCCAAGACTATGGACTTATTAATGTCCGTGAATCAAATTTGGGTAATCCTGATGCGATACCTGGTACAGATTCAATTATGTACGATACGTTTGATCCACTGGTCCTTCAAACCCGTATGATTATCGAGAGTGAAATGAAGGAGAACAACGATGGTCTAAAAGATTTCTTAGGACTTACATCTAATGTAAGCTCATTTGGATACAAATACGTTGTTGTACGTTCCTATTGGATTAGTAAAAAGAAGATTGGTAAACTCATCTATCTGGATGAATTGGGTAACGAACAGTCTGTCCTGGTAGATGAAAATTACAAATCTGGCACTGTTCCTACACAACAATCTTTGGAATGGGGCTGGATTAACCAGTGGTATCAGGGTACAAAGATTGGACCAGACATCTATCACATCAAACCGTTCAAGCTTCTTAACTATTGTCCCATCATTGGTACAACATTTGAGGTGAAGAATACAGAGGCTAAGAGTCTTGTGGATTTGATGAAGCCTTTCCAGGTGTTGTATAATGTATGTATGAACCAGCTTTACAAACTCCTTGAGAAGGAAGTGGGTAAGGTGTATTTGACATCCATCAGACATATTCCTGTTCCAAAGGATGGTGATGCTCAAGATGCTCTTGACATCTGGGAAATGGAAGCTCGTAACAGAGGTGTTGTCTTCATTGACGATAGCCCTGAGAACCTGAAGAGTCCTTCTAGCTTCAACCAATTTAGAGATATTGACCTTACACGTACACAGGAAATACAATCTCGTTACACACTGGCACAACAACTCAAGAACGAATGTTGGGAGCTCGTGGGTATGAGTAGACAACGTATGGGATCTGTGGCAGCTAGTGAATCTGCTACAGGTGTAAATGCAGCTGTACAACAATCTTATTCTCAAACAGAACCTCTGTTTGTAGCTCACGAATATATCATGGGCCAGCTCTATCAATCAATCATAGATGCTGCTCTATACGTAGAAAGCAAGAAGCCTCAGTCTACACTCTCTTACATTACAAATGAAGGAGAAGCTGCTTTCGTTCAGGTGAATGGATCTGACCTTAGATTCCGTGACCTGAAGGTGTTCTTGACAAATCGTCCTGAAGATAAGCAAATGTTTGACGAGCTTAGAGGACTTTCTCAGGCTGTTATACAGAATGGTGGCTCTCTCTACGACGTTATTGAGCTTTACAGCACCAAGTCTATGAGAGCTATGAAGAAGGTGTTCAAAGACCTGAGAGACAGACAAATGCAAATGCAAGATCAGCAAATGCAACAGCAACAGCAGCAGATCGAACAACAAAGAGAGATTGCAGCTGCTCAGCTTCAACAAGCTCAGCTTCAGAAAGAGCAAGATATGGCTAATGATAACTATCAAAACGAACTTGATAGAATCAATAAGAAAGAGATTGCCCTTATTGCTGCTGAATCAAAAGCAGGTCCTCTCTCTGATGTAGATGAAAGTGGCACTCCTGATGTTCTAGAGATTAACAAACTTGTTGCTGAACAATCTCGTACAGCAAAAGAATATGAAATGAAAATGGCAGATATTCAAGGAAAGAATGTCCAGAATCTTCAAAAGCTTGAGATTGAAAGAGAGAAGCTGAAGGTGGCTAGAGAGAATCAAAAGAATGACCTTGAGATAGCAAAACTAAACGCTAAGAATCGAGGTGCAAAACCTAAATAATGTTTGATAGGCTAATTGACCTAATTACTGGATGGTTTGAACAACTGCTTCCCTTTTTCATTGTTAGGGATTTTGAGGAAGCAGTTGTTCTGCGTTTTGGTAAGTTCCATAAGACGGTTAAACCTGGTTTCCACTGGCGCATCCCATTTGTAGATGAGCCTATGGAACAGCATGTTGTGGTTACAACCATAAGCCTAGCTCCCCAGAGTTTGTATACAAAGGACAAACAGAACATTGTGGTGAAGGGGGTGATTAAGTATAGGATAGCTGATATTCAGACATTTATATTGGAAGTGTATGATGCTCAGGATGCTATATCAGACATGACACAGTCTATTATTAAGAACATCATCATGGACAAAACCCTAGATGAGTGTATAGATCCTGAGATAGATAACACCCTCACGAAGAAAGCTAGGGTGGAAGCTAGGAAATGGGGGGTGGAAATTCAACAGGTAACCCTCACTGACCTAGCTCCAATCCGCTCTTACAGACTCATAAATGACACGGTGATAAACAAACTTGATTAGAGTAATTTACATTAATGCTATATTATATGTGAAAAACATTCATATAGATGCATAACTCTTTGCTATTCAATAATCTCTGACTATTTTTACACGCGTATAAACCAATTTAAACAAACTACATATGGCTGAGAACCTAGATACCCCGTCATTCGGTAACTTTAGTATTGAAAATACTATGGAGATGGGACCTGGAGGTGCAGAGCTCCTCAATGATCTTATGTCTCCTGAGACATCAACAGGCAATCCTGATGATATCCAGAAGATTGTAAAAACTGCTGAGCCCGCTGCCCCAGATCCAAAACCCGATGTTCCTAAAGGAAAAGAAGTTGTTCCTAAAGCAGATGGTGAAGAATTCACTGGTCAAGATTTGATTTCAAGCTTCCTCGGTGACAACACTGATGGAGAAGAAGATTCAGAAGAGGTTGATCCTCAACCAGTTAAGAAGAAAGCTCCTGCTGCACCAGCGGCTGAAGCCACTCCTGCTGCAGAAGAAAATGAGAATGAAGATGGTGAAGGAGAAGAGCAAGTGAGTCAATTCACAGCTTTGTCTCGTGACCTTTTCAAACTTGGTGTGTTTTCAAAGGATGAAGATGAAGAAGATGTAAGCATCTCCACTCCTGAAGAGTTCCTTGAGCGCTTCCAAAATGAGAAGAAAAAAGGAGCAGTTGAGATGGTGCAAAACTTCATTGGTCAGTTTGGCGAGGATTATCAACAAGCGTTCGATGCTATATTCGTTAAAGGCGTTAATCCAAAAGAATATTTTGGTGCATATAATAACGTGGTGGGCTTTTCTGAAATGGACCTTTCACAAGAAAGCAATCAAGTGAGAGTAATCAAGCAAGCATTAGCTGACCAGGGTTTTGAAACCGAAGATATTGATACTGAGGTGGAAAGACTCAAAAACTATGGTGATCTTGAGAGCGTAGCTACAAAACACCATAAAGTGCTTGTTAAGAAGGAAGCCCAGAAACTTGCTCAAATGGAGCAAAAAGCTGAACAAGAGCTCCAACAAAAACAAGCAATCAAAAACCAATACATCCAGAATGTTCAGGGAGTCCTACAGGACAAACTGAAATCTAAGGAATTTGATGGAATCCCCATCAATCCCAAGTTGGCAAACGAACTACAAGACTTCCTGCTGGTAGATAAATACAAGACAGCAAGCGGTGAGACCCTCACTGATTTCGACAAAACCATCTTGGAATTGAAGAGACCTGAGAACCATGCAACAAAGGTGAAAGTTGCCCTCCTGCTTAAAATCCTAGAAAAAGATCCCACCCTATCTACCATCCAAAGAACAGGCGTTTCAAAGAAATCAAACGAGCTGTTTGGGGAAGTGGCTAGACAGGTGACTAAAACTAAGACAGCTAGCAGTGGTCAACCAGCCAAACAAAATTCATGGTTCATTTAAATTTTCATTAAATAAAAGGATAACAAAATGGCAATTCAAACAATCCCAGGTCTAACTGGCTTCACGTATGCTCGTGTCGCATCTATGGACAAGCGTGCTGTGGGTAAGCTAACTGACGCTAACCACCTGGAGAGCTTTCACTCAACTGAGCCTGCTGATTACGATAAGAAAATCATCAGCCTCTACACACAGAGCTCTCTTTACAGCAACGACTTTCTTGACATGATCAACAAAAGCACGCCTTATTACATTGATAATAATAGCGATGCTTGGAAATGGCAAGTAGCTGTTCCCTACAAATTCCCTAAGATTATCGACATCCCTGCTGCTACAGCTGAGCTGAGCAAGCCTGGTATCGATGGTCAAGAGTTCCAATTGGTAATTGACACAAACGAGTTCTCTAAGAACGCAATCGTTTCTGTTGGTTCTCGCCAATATGGTCCTCGCTTTTACGTTATTAAGGATCCAGTTCCTTGGAACATGGGCTTCCTTTATAGCTTCACTTTGGTTACAGACAATCCAACTGTAGACTTCGTTAGCTCTACCTTCTTGCAAGTGGGCATCGAACTTGAGTTGGTTGATGCTGCAATTGGTGAGTTCGATCAAGATTTGTTAGGTCTTCCTCGTTTGGGTGAGCAAATCACAATGTTTGAATCTTTGGGTTCTGCATATGGTTTTGAGCACAAAATCACTGAGTGGGCTGATGACAAAATGATGCGTGACTCTGCAGGACGTCCTTTGGATATCCTTGTATATGCACCTCAGCGTCGTAACCAACTTCCTTTGACTCGTAACGATGTTAAATGGGAGCCATTTATTGAGTTCTGGATGCGTAAGTCTATGCTTGAGTTGAAAGTTAAGCGTATGATTTGGTCTCGTCCTGGTACTGTTAAGACTAACGGTAGCAAGCAAGAACTTAAGCGTACCTCTGCTGGTGTTTATCACAGAATGCGTAATAACGGTAACCTTGTTCAGTACAACCGTGGAGAATTCACTGCAAACTTGATTCGTTCAGTGTTTGGTGACTTGTTCTATCGTCGTGTGGATGTTAAGGACCGTCGTGTTAAAATGTACACTAACGAAGCAGGTTTTGACGTATTCCAACAAGCTTTGAAGACAGACGCTTTGAACAGTGGTCTTACCTTCATGGCTGATAGCGGAAACCGTTACATGCAAGGAGAAGGACAACACATCACTTACAACTTTGCATTCGATGCAATGGTTACTCGTGAGACTGGTCGTGTTGAACTTATCCACTTGAAAGAACTTGATCTTCCTCAAACTAACCTTGAATTCGGTCAGAACAAGAAGAGCACTCCAGTATTTATGGTATTCGACGTGTCTCCAATGTCTGATGGTTCTTTGGTTAATAACATCCGTGAAGTTCGTATGAAGGGTGCACCTTCTATGACTTGGGGTTATATCGATGGAACTCGCCACCACTTAGGCTTTGCTAAGTCTCAGGGTATGAGCTCTGCGAACAAATTCCCAGGCTACGAAATCTGGATGAAGGATCGTTGTGATGTATTCATTGAGGACTTGTCTCGTACAGTTCTTATTGAGGAAATCCCACAATTCTAAGGAACCATTCTAAGGATAGTATCCTTAGACTCCTATATCGAGAAGAGAGTGCCCCCCACATCCCCGTGGGGGAGCTCTTCTCACTTACAGAGTGTTTGGATTGGGGAGTCTCCCAGTCGCTGGCCCTTCGGTGGGAACCACTCTGCAAAACAAACCAAATAAAATAAACTACATATGGGTAAGTTAGGTAAAATCTCAACTATTAAGAAGGAGTATAACAACTCACAACTTCAAACAATGCAAGGCGGTCTTTCACTCAAAGGCCTAACACGTATTCCTGGTACAGGGGTATTTAAGTATCCTTACAAGGAATTGGACGGACAGTATAGAACAGGACTTGATCCTAATGCTAGTTACATCCGTAGAATCTCTGATCCTCTTGAAAGAGAAATGGAGACTGAGCGTGTTAAAAATCTTAGAGACAAATTGCAAGCTGCATTGGGGGATGTTGACTTAGGTCCTCGTTCTAGTTTCTGGAACTATGGATTGTCTACATCAACAAGTGATACATTGCACGTTCAGCCTGTAAAACTTTTGGATGGTGATAACTTCTTTGATCTTTCTATTCCTTTTCAGGAATTAGCCTTCTCATGGCTTCGTGTTCATCCAACAATTGCAAGCTCTTATCAAGCTTGGGAGCGTGGTGAATATCCAGCTGAAACTCAGTTCTATGTAGCTGATGATGAAATCGAGAATGCTGTTCTGTTCAAGAAGAAGCAAATGATTAACAAGGCTATTGTTAAGTTTGACGGAATGACTCCTGAAAGAAAAAGAAAAGTGGCACGTTTGTTGGGACTACCTGTGACTGATGATACTAAAGAGGAAGCAGTTTACAACCTTGTAGACAATGTCCTCAAACAAACCGAGTTTAAAAACGGTAAGTATCAAGGACTCAATCCTGTTGAAGTGTTCACACGCTTCGCAGACATGAAGGATAACTTACTCCATATTAAAGACTTAGTGAAGCAAGCCATCACCCATTCCATATATAGATCTAAACCTAACGGTAAAATATATGAAGGTGAGTTTGAAGTAGCTAAGGACGAAGATGATTTGATTAAGATGCTTTCTGATGATGATAATCAGGATCTCCTGTTAACACTCGAAGGAAAGCTGAAAACTAAGAAATTAGCTGCAGTATGATACCAGTAGACAGTTTATTATACAAGATCGACCAAAAACTAAATAAACTGTCAACCAATATTCACCAGCAAATAAACTTAGAAGATAAGATCTTAGCACTTAATGAGGCTCAGATAAAGCTGATAAAACAAAAGGTTGATGGTTTTAGTGTAGTTAGCGGAATGGGACTTGATGCTTTTAAGAAGCGTTATGAGGACCTTCAAAGCTTGGTCGTAACATACAACCATCAACCTCTTGATCTCACTCTCAAGAACAAAGAACTAAATCAATGGTTTGCTAATCTGCACCTGCTTGTTCCTAAGTATATGTTCTACATTGATAGTTATATACTTGCTGACAAAGGGGTGTGTAAGGATAGAAAGATCTGGATAAACAGAGACTTGGCTAAACATGGTGACCTTCAGTTCATTCTGAATAACGACCATTACAAACCAAGCTTTGAATACCAAGAGACTTTCAACTTCCTTTCGACAGATGAAATATCCATCTTTACAGATGGTACGTTCACTCCTAGTAAGATATATATGTCTTATATGAGATATCCAGTGTATATAAATGCAGAAGGATATGTCATGCTAGATGGCCAACCATCATTTAACCAAGACTGTGAACTTGAACTCTATCTAGAGGATGAGTTGTTAGACTTAACAGTACAAAACCTGGCCATGTACACAGAGAACGCTGCTGCTGTTCAGAGTGCACAGTTCAGGATACAGACAAACGAATAAATTTTTTAATCACCTAAAATAAAGCAAAATGGCTGATTTTTCATTAACTACGCTGTTCGTAGTACCAGTAGGGCAATCTGCGCTCCCTAGCTCTGGATCTACGCAAAACTTAACAGCAGGCCAAGTGGGTATTTTCAAGAATGATTATACCGTGGCTACAGCTGGCAATATTGCCGCTGCTCCTTACTTTTATATTGCGCAGGGCCGTACAAACACTTATCTGCAAGGCTCTAAGCGTTCAGATAAGATTAAAGGCTGTCCTTCTGGTGCTGGTTGTAACAGCAATGTAACTGAGTGGTACAAAGTGGACGGTTGTCCTACTCCTCTCACTCAAATTACAGATGTTGTTAACTGGAACGCACAGTGTGGTGACATCATCACTGTTACACTTCGTGCTCACTCTAGCTACCTTGACACCTTGTACTTCAACGGTTTCACTCGTTCAGTAACTGTAAATGCACCTTGTTGTGATTGCGGTGGTGATCCTTGTTCTGACGTTGATGTACCTGCTTTGATTGATGATGTTATCTATCACTTCAATCTTCAAGCTCCTGGTAACAACCCTGACAACATCACTTTCTCTGACTTCTATCAGTTCCAGAGAATTGGTAACGACCAAAACGCTTTCTTGCGTATCACTGGTAAGCCTCTTACCAAATATGGTCAGCCTTGTGATGTAGCAGCATTTCCTTTCGAGTATGACAGAATGTGGTTCCGTACATTCGTGTTCAGCGGACCTGCAACTACAGCTGACTTCATTGTAGCTGATCCTTGTAACACCGTTGCTGATCCTGTTGTTGTACAGCGTTCTTCTTACGCTTCTGGTACTTCTGCAGAGATTGCACAATTGGAGAAAAACTTCTACAGCTACCAAGCTGGTTACCTGAAGCATCTCTACAGGATGAATGGTTACAATGAGAACTTTGAAAGCTGGGTGAGTGATGGTACAACTTATAGTACCTACTACATCAAGTTTAATGAGTTCGACAAGTCTGCTTATCAGTGGGGCGATTATATCTATGAAGACAGCACAGTAATTCTTGCTGTTGAAAAAGATAGCGCTATGGAAACCGCTATTGAAGCAGTTCTTGTGGCAGGTCTTGGTGCAGTTGTTTCTCAGAACGGTGCGTGTGTAACCACCACTTCTACAACAACCACTGTATGGCCTTCTACTACTACAACATCAACCTTGATTCCGTAATAGTAGGCAAGTAACATAGATTATATAACCTAAGCCAGAGGTGAGAGGATACTACTCAATCCTCTGGCTTATTTATTTAAAGCAACATGGCAGATTTAAAACTAGACATATTGGTGATCCCAACGTATAATGTAACGACTCTTGGGGTTGCTGATGCTTCCGTTTACCCAACTAATCCTCCTGTTGTTTCTGGTGCTACAATTGAAATTACGGTTCCTGGATTTGGAACATTTATTAAACCATTCAGCGTTAACGACTTTAACATATTCACCACGTCAAATTTAGGAATAACCCCGCCAGGTATAGATCAACCTCTACCAGATGGGGTTTACCGTTTAAAATACTCTGTAGCTCCTGCATATATAAACTTTGTAGAAAAGTCAATTATGCGTGTTGAACAGCTGCAAGAGAAGTTTGATGGTGCGTTTATGAAGCTCGATATGATGGAATGTGATAGAGCTATTAAGACCCAAGCAAAAGTGGATCTCAACTCTATCTATTTCTTTATGCAGGGAGCTATTGCTGCTGCAAACAACTGTGCTGATCTTGAAGCAACAAAGCTTTATAATCAGGCAGACATGATGCTGAATAATTTTATAAAGAACAATTGTGGGTGCTCTGGAACCAACTACGTTATAAATTTCTACTAATATGGCTATGTGTAAAAAATGTGGAGCTAAGGTTGGATGCGGATGTCAATTGATTAACGGTCTTTGTGCTGCATGTAATAGTGCTGTAAAACAAGGAAGAAAACTTATAGGAAATGTTATCACCCAGGCTCACAAATTGTCCAGAGTGCGCTAGTATCCCAGCATTGATTGGCGATATAGATTGCAAACTAGCTTCTCTTGGAAACAATTTGTACAATAATGTTGTGTTTATGTTGAACCAGCCTGTACCTGGAGGGGTGATGCTGGACCTCATAAACTACAGAAGAATACTTGTCTACAAGTATTGTAACCCCGATTATGCTGCTCCATTCACGGTGAACATGATCGCGAGTAGAGTAAAACTTTTAAAATATAAATAAATGTCCAACATTTGTTCAAATTGCTATAACGGATGTACAGAAACCACATCTGATCAATGTGTAAGATATACGGGCGTGGATGTTCCTATTTTGGGAATCAAGACAGGAGACTCTCTTTCGTATGTTGAGCAAGCATTGATTACGTTTCTTACATCTACGCTCGATGGAAGCGGAATAATCCTACCCATCAATCCTCAGATTATTTGCGAGATTGTAAGTAAGAATCTTGTATCATGTGAAGACCTCAGTCTTCCAAATGTAATCAGCGCAATCATCAAAGCTGTATGTGAACTAGACACACGTGTTACTGCTCTAGAGGATGACTTTGCTGCTTTAGAAGCATCTTACACTGTGGGATGTCTTACAGGCGTAACTGGTTCCTCTGGAACACATGATATTCTGCAAGCTGTAATTACAAAGCTTTGTGGCTTAGAGGTGGAGCTTGATGCTCTTGCTCTTGATGTAGACACAAACTATGTAAAGCTCGCTGACCTCAACTCTCTGATTGCAGCCTACCTTGCTAGTGTTGGAACTAGCACTAAGTATTACAACCGCATGGTTCCTTATGCTGTTGTAGAATACTATGGTACGCTGACAGGTAAGTTTGATGGTACAGGTGCAGGTATTGTTGGAACTGATTGGGAGAAAATCTATCTCTGTAATGGCTTAAATGGCACTCCTGATAAAAGAGGACGTGTGCCAGTTGGTGCTACAACAGGTATGGGTGGAGGAGCTTTCAATCCTGCAGTGGACCCTGCCATAGCTGGTAATCCTGCTTATGCCTTATTGGGAACTGCTGGTTCTAACACTGTGACCCTTTCAGCTACAGAAATCCCTGCTCACTCTCACTCAGCTACAGCTATTGTAACTGACCCTGGACACTTGCATACAATTTCATATGCCCACGGAGAAGCTGATCAGAATGAACCTGGTGTGTATGGTGATCTCATGGATATGAATGGCACAAAGAGTTCTTCTACTAGCACAAACACAGCAGTTACAGGAGTTTCTGTGGCAGTGAGTGTTGGTTCTACAGGAGGCGGATTAGCCCATACTAACTACCAGCCTGGTCTGGGATGCTACTACATTATGTATATTCCTTAATAGTTAAACTCTTTATATAAAATGTTATTCCTTCCACAAAATCCCTGTTGTACAACAGCTCCACTTGTGACACCCATTTCTTGTGGATGTGATCCTTGTGCTGCACCCCCTATACCAACTAATAATGTTTCGTACAGTGGGCCCAATCTTTCTTGTACGTTGATTGCAAACTGTGATTCAGCAACTGTAGCTTTCCAAAAGATTGACACTCAGATTTGTAGCCTCAAACAGCAAATCTACAATCTTCAGGTGGCTTTGGCTAATTGTTGCCCAACCACTACAACAACGTCCACTTCTACAAGTTCAACAACAACAACCACCACAACAATTGCTTGTCCTTCTTGTTTGTTCTATTCTGTGACTAATTCAACGTTGTCACCTGTTAATATATCCTACTACCAATGTGGAGGGGTTCTTGTAGAAACTTCTGTAGCAGGACCTAGTACGATATATGTATGTGCTTGCGAAGGAACATTAGTTGTGCCTCCTGTACCAGGTGTGTCATCAGCTAATCTTGGAGCATGTCCTACAACAACCACTACAACTACTGTAGGGTAAAGTAATAAAAAAGCTCTGTTTGTTGGTTTTCAGGGCTTCTCCCTGGGGTTTCTACCCTGGGGAGTTTTTTTATTTATAACCAACTTGGTTAGAATGGATAACTGGAAAGGTTAAAATAATTTGGAAAATATCAAAAAACCTTCGTACCTTTAGGGCAATTTTAATTATAAAAAGTTGCAAATGCCTGAAAATCAATCTCTTCTGCAACAGCTGGAGCAAATGCTTCACTGGAAAAAGAGCAAAAAGTTCTATGCAGACAAACTAAACATCACAGAAAATGAGGTGGATGAGTTAATGAGGGAGTTGCGAGGATCAGAAGAAATACAGAATGACGCTGAAATTGCGAACTATATTGGAGAGCTAGAAGACCATGTGGTAAGGTTTTTGGAGGATGTGCAGAAGGGAACAGGTGAGGTGGTGTTCAACTCCAAAGATGAAATTAAGAGCTTAGACGAGTTAATTGAGAAGTGCAATATTGACACAGAAAAGTGGGAGATAACTAAATACGTACAGAACTACTGGGGTAATGGTAACCAGCCTCATTGGCAAGTGAAAGCTTGGTTGGGTAAGAAGAAGGATGAGCAAGTGTTTCAAGATAGCTTCATATCCTTCCTAGAAAACTACAAACCAGTATCTCCAGAAATAATGGCTCCCAAATATGAGAAAGGTAAAGAGAGTGCTTGCCTAATCATCAATAAACAGGATTCCCATTTAAACAAGCTAGATGTAGGAGGAGAGAATGATATCGAACAACGCTTTGGTGATTTCATCCAGAGGGTGGAAATAATCCTAAATCAATCTTCTCTGTCTAACAATCTCACAGATATCAAATACATCATTGGTTCTGATGAGTTCAATAGTGAATTCACTAACACAACTACAAAGGGCACTCCCCAACAAAACATCCTTTCATATCATGATGCTTTTCAGGCAATATGTGATCATGAAGTGAGCGTGATAAACCTGCTCCTTCAGAAAGGAGAAAATGTGGATGTTATATTTGTAGCTGGCAATCATGATGAATATGTAGGATGGCATTTGGCCAGTTGGTTACAAACCTACTTTAGAAACGAGGAGCGTGTGTTCTTTGATATCTCTCCAAGATATAGGAAGTACGTAAGCTATGGCACCTCAGCATTAATGTTCAATCATGGAGATGCTCTGAAGCCTGCAAAGCTTGCTGGTTTGTTCCCTATGGAATTTAAGAGTGAGTGGTCAGATCATGAGAATTTCTACATATTTACAGGTGATAAACACCATGAAATGAGTCTTGATTTCAATGGTATTAAGTTCTATCAGCTCCCTGCATTCTCTACAGCCAAAAGTGGCTGGGATGATAAGAATGGATACACCATCACTAAAGGTGAGGTGACTGGGTTCTTGATAGATTTACAAGACGGAATAACGAATATATTCAAACAGTATTTATAATGTCAACTTTTAGGAAGTTAGTTTCAGATGCGCGCTCTATGCACAAGTTGCTCTCCACGGACAACTTGATCACGGATAGGGCTATCATGTCTGAAATTAAGAACAATGCCTTCCTCTTGATAAAGCGTGAGACTAACTTGAGGAAGTTATGGGCAACCGATACAGTTTTTACTACCGTTCCGTGTTTGGAAATGGTGGAAGTTCCTATTTCTGAATGCTGTGATTATGCTGATCCTTGTACAGTGGCTAGAACAAAATTCAAGCTTCCTAGGATTACAGAGGGTAATTATCAGTATGTTATTCAGGGTGTTTATTCAATTAACGCCATGAGTGGACAAGGAAAGAAACTTAAGGAAATAACCATCAACCGATACGTGAATTTGCTCAAGCTTCCAATAATCAAGAAGGAAGAATACTATTGGATTTCTAATGGATATCTGTATGTGAACAACCCTCTGTTGAAAGCAATAAGACTTGTTGCTCTATTCGAGGAAGATGTTCCAAATGAGATAATGTATCCAGAATGTGGATGCGGCACTCCAGATTACACCACAGAACAACTGTGTTTAAATCCGTTAGACAAAGAATCCCCTGTTCCTGGCTACCTGGAAAAGCAGGTGTTGGAACTCACTTCTCAGAAGCTTCTCTCCACGTATTTCAAATTGAAAACAGACATCACAAGTGATGGCGTTGATGGTCAAGCACCTAACGCTCCAAACTTGAGATAAGACATGAGAATAAAGATAGACTGGAGAAGCGCCAGCAAAGAAAACTACATCAGTTTCTGTAAGAAACATCCGTCCATCAAACTCACTTTCGATCAATGGAGAAACATCATCTATTCATTTAATGATGCTTTCAAAGAGTACATCCTTGAGACAGGAGAACGAGCAAAGCTACCTTTTGGTTTTGGTGAGTTTGCAATAAACAAGAAAAAGCGCAGGAAGATAAAAGGAGTTGATGGGAAAGAGTTTGTCAACCTTCCTATTGACTGGAAAAAGACAAGGGAGAAAGGCAAGCGCATCTACAACTTCAACTTTCACACAGAGGGATTCTTTTTTGGATGGATGTGGTTCAAGACAACAGCTAGATTCAAACATTCTCAGCTGTGGTATTTTAAACCTTCCAGAAACACGTCTAGGCTTCTTTCACATTACATAAACGCTGATGATAAATATCAGCATCTCTATCACGAATGGAAAAAGTAAAATAGATGTCATACTATTACAAATATAATTTCATCAGTCCTGAGCCTGTGTATGCCACCGTTAAGGAGGAATTCAAAAGCTATTTTGACACAGGAGCTGTTGATGATTTGATGTTCCCCACCTACCTGGACAAATGTCTCAGGAAGCTGGGTAGAACCACTTATGTGATTTCTCAGGAAATCCTACACATCTGTGATTATGAGGCTAGGCTCCCAGATAACTTTTATGCCGTTCGTGAAGCTTGGATGTGTACAGCTGTAAATGGTTTTCCTTATCAGCAAGCTAATTCATTCTACTCACAGGCTGCTAGTTCTACAACAATTCAGGTGAGTCCTGTAATTGTATACGGTAATCCTTGTGAAGAGGGTAATTGTGGTCAAGAGTTTTGTCCTAAGTGTATGCCTAACTTGGTTCAGGCTGTCTACAAGACAAACAACCAAGCTGCTGTTACCTATCGAAAGGAATATCTTCTCAAACCTGGTAATATCTCCGCACAGGGTAACTGTGGTGTAGACTATACCAACAACTGGGAATTCTATCAGGAGGCACCTCCACTTAATGAATTTACCCCTGGTTCCTCTTGGTATGACTCATTTGACATTAGAGACAATAAGTTTGTCACTAACTTCCGCAATGGTATTGTTCACCTTCTTTTCTATGCTACAGAATATGATGCTGGTGGAAACCAGTTAATTCCTGACAACTATCGTATCAGGGAGTTTGTTGAAGCTTTCATTAAGTACAAGGTGGTAGAAACTCTCACCAACCAAACTAATGATGAGACATACAATCAGCTAGAGAGGAAGATGATGAACTATAAACAACAGGCTGATGAAGCGTTCATCATGGCTGATATTGAGATTAAGAAGCAAGATCCTTGGACTAAACAACGTAGGATTAAGAACGACCTTAACAGATTTAATATGTATGAACTCCCCAATCGTACTAACAGATATGGTTGGAGACGTAATAACTAACAGTAATGGCTGAACAGGAACAAGGCAATATTAGACAGGAGTATAACAATGCTACCACTGGTCTTAACATGGACCAAACCCCTAACCAAATTCCGAAGGGGAAATTAACGTATGCATTAAATGCTGCTGTTGAGAACTATGATGCTAATTCTGTAAACTATCAGAATGAGCCTGGGAACGAACTTTGTGTTACGTTCCCTTCTGGCTTTGTGCTTATAGGTAATCACTTCATCCAAGAGAAGAATAAACACATATTCTTCATCACCAATCCTGATACAGGAGATAGTCAGATTGGATATATGGAGAACAACGACTGTATATATCGTGTTATTGTAAATGCTCCTTGCCTCAACTTTAATACTAGCTATCCCATCCATAAGGTGGCGCATAAGATTACTAATTGCACCACTGAGATATATTGGACAGATGGATACAATCCTAGAAGATATCTGGACATTGATAATATTCCAAAAGTTCTAAAATCTGGAACTCCGTTCTGTGATCCGAAATATACAGATGATCTGGATTGCAACCAGCTTAAGCTTCAACCCAATTTTAACATCCCTCAACTAGAGGTAACTAATGTCACTAACACAGGAAACCTGATTGCTGGTACATATCAGTTTGCTATTCAGTATTCTGATGCTCAGGGTAATCCTTACACTTCCTATTATTCTGTTACTAACCCAACACCTATTGCTGATGAGTTTATTACATCAGTGAACTTCAACTATGCTGTTGGAAAGTCCATCATCCTCAATATAAGCAATCTTGAGGACACTGGATTGTATCAGTATTTCAACCTAGCGGTGATTAAGACAGTTAATGACATCACTTCTGTTGAGTTGGTTGGCACCTATTACATTGATGCTGTTCAGAAGGAAATCACATACACTGGTCAGAATGTTACACAAATCAGACTAACCATCAATGATATATTCGAGAAGTTCCCTTATTACGACATTGCACAGGATCTCACTGTTGCGCAGGATGTCTTAATATGGGACAATCTTACATCTATTGATCGTATCAACTACCAAAGCATTGCTAGTCAAATTCCTCTATTGTGGGAAAGCTGGAGAATTCCTGCTAATGAAAACTATGCAGATGAATTGAATGCCACCAATCTTAGAGGTTATCTGAGAGATGAGGTGTATGCTTTTGAGATAGTGTTCTTGCTTAAGAACGGTAAACAAACTGATGGGTTTCATATTCCTGGTAGAATCAAAGGTCCTGCAGAGAACCTGCAACCTGATGTACCAGACACCAACCCAGACTTTATAGGCGTTCCTGATTACACATCTGGAGGAGTGGGATATAGCCCATATTGGAAAATCTACAACACAGGATCGGTACTTGGTACAAGTCCTGGATATTCTCCAGCTCCTGACTACAAAGGTCCATATCAGTATGGTCAATTTGGATACTGGGAGTCTACAGACACCTATCCATGTAACAAAGATGTATGGGGAGATCTTGCTGGTCAACCTATCAGACACCACAAGTTTCCTGATATAAATGTAAGTCCTGCTTACGAATCTAAGATATTTACAGGACCTTCAGGTATGGTGATGGGTAATGATGCTGTGTTCCCTATTGGTGTACAGATTGATGTACAACTTGTGAGCTCACTCATTCAGACATCCAACCTTACACCAGAGCAAAAGGATGATATCGTAGCATTCAAAATCATCCGTGCTGATCGTGGCACAAACAAATCTATTGTTGCTAAGGGCATCCTTAGGAACGTAAATACATATGAGAGGGAAGAAGAAACTTACTACTACCCTAACTACCCATATAACGATCTTAACTCAGATCCATTCCTTAATACAACAAACAATGCCTATTCACAAATCTGTGATGGATACACTGTATTCATAGATACACTTGTTGTAGACCCTGCAGGTGGACCATCTTTTGCAGAAGTGGAATGGACAGATTGTAATACAAACAAAGTTACAAAGAAGAAACTCTTCACTATTGGTCAACATCCATTTTGTTCAATTGGTAAACCTACAATTCTTGGTCCTGCAACAGGCAAGGTGGGGCTTTCTACATATGAAGTGTGGACAGCTCAGGTTTGTAATCCTAGCCCTTTTGCATTTGCTAGAGGTGGTAGAATTGAATGGAATGACATCTACACAGGTGTCACTACACAATGGGTGAATGGGTGGCCAACATCTCCAGTGTATACATTGTATGTAGTTCCTGGCACAGGTGGCCCTGTACAGATTGAGGGCCCTGGTGAAATATGTTTCACTGGACCTACATTAGTAACAGGGGCTAATTGCAAAGCTGAAACTCCTCAACCTGGTGTTACAGAGAAATACAGACAGATATTCAACTCTCCTGAAACTTCCTTTGGACAGCCATTCTTAGGTGGTGTTCTGAAGCTTGAGAGTGTAATGTTTGGTAGAGGTAAGGGTCACTTTGTTGAGGTGAGAGATAACGCCAAGTATAAGCTGTTGACAGAAGAAGCTCAGCGTGATGCTCTTGAAAGTGCTGAAGAACTAGGTGATGTAACTACACCGTTTAATGCCACTGCTATGTTCACAGCATATCAGGCGTATTTGACAATATATATCAATGGTATCACGAGGAAGAACTATGCCTACTCTTTCAACTCTATAGGTGATTATAACTATGGTGTGGGAGTTCCTGATAACCAAGGAATTAAGCAAAGAACCCTTGACATTGCTAGATACCTCATTCCTGGTGTGCAGAACGTTGGTGACCTATATAACATCAACAACTTCCAGAGAGAATCATCTGTCTACCTGAGAACCGATCTTAACAAGACAGCGCTTCCTTTCCCAGACCAAAGTCCTAACATGTTGTCTGCAGGAAGTCCAATAGTTACAGACATATCAAGATTCACTATATCAGAAAGAAACAAATGTCAAGCTCCTGCTAAGGAAGAAGACATGTCTGTTGTTTCTTATTACGCATCTCTTAAGAATGTATTTGTTAACCAATACGGACAAATCTATTCTTATAGCACGGTGGACACTGGTTTCCAAGTGCTTGTGGATGAAACCACCCCAGACGTAAGAACAGTGTTTGGTGGTGACACATTCATTAGCAGGTTTGCATTTAAGACCAAGCTTCCATTCTTTATTGACAACCGTGTGAATGCTCCTGATGACAGTGATATATTCTATGATGAGATAGGTAATATAGCCTATCCAAAATACTGGCACTCAGCACGTTCTATTCTTAGAGACTACACCATCACAAGTGTAGGTGTATTGTCAAACATTATATCTTACAAGGCTCACAACTTTGACTGTCCAAACAGTCAGTTTGTAGCTCCTGGACAGCCTAAGGATAGCAATCCTGGAAGGACCTACTATGATGGATATTTCTATTTGTTTGCATACGGTATTCCTAATTTCTATTGTGAGAGCTCTTACAACGTAGACCTACGTCAAGCTTTCAATAATAGAGAGGGTGATTTCTGGCCTCACGTAAGCACAGGAATTCCTGATGACTGGGTGCAGCAAAGCTATGTTCCTATTGTTCAGGACAATACATACTACTACAATGTCACATATTCTAAGCAGAATAGAGAGAACACATTTACAAATCTACCTATCGACTGGGGTAAACCTTGCTTCACATACTACCCTTTCAGAGCTATCTATTCTGATTCTCAGAATATCGACTCTGATAACAGGGTAAATAGCTGGTTGATTTACAGGGCCATATCTTATTATGATTTCCCACAGAACTATGGAAATCTTATATCTCTGGACGGAATTCAGAACAAGTCAGTTCTTGCCCGTTTTGAGAACAAGACACTTCTGTACAACAACCTCCTCACGATAGATACAAGTAACCCTCAGGCAGCGTATGTGGGTAATCCTCAGTTCTTTAGATCAGCCCCTCCGATTGACTTCGCAGAAACTGATTTGGGATATGTAGGAACCCAAAACAAGATGTTGTTGAAGATTCCACAAGGACAAGTGTCTGTGGATGCTAAACGTGGTCAGGTGTTCCTGATTGCTGGTACACAGGCTGTAGACCTGTCAGGGTTTGGTTCAGGACTTAACAGGTTCTTTACAGACCACCTAGCATTTGAAATCCTGCGTTATTTCCCAGACGTACCCACAGATAACCACTTCACAGGAATTGGTATACATGGTGTGTTTGATAGTAAGTATGACAGGGTGCTCATCACTAAGCTTGATTATGTTCCAAAGAGCAATGATGTTAAATATGATGCTGTAAAGAGAGAGTTTTATGTTGAAACTCGATATGTAATGCCTTCAGAAGATCTTTCATACAGTGTGGTTCGTGAGAGAGTGTATTTAACAGATGAGAAATACTTCTGCAACAAGAGCTGGACAGTGTCTTTCAACTTCAATACTAAGAGCTGGATAAGCTTCCATAGCTACCTGCCTAACTGGTACATTGGTGAGAACAACTTCTTCTACTCTGGTATAAATGGATGTTGTGATGACTTTGATGTGATTGTTGGTGTTCCTGGACCTGTTCCAACTACCACCACCACTTCTAGTACATCTACAACTTCCACAAGCTCAACCACCACTACAACCACTACATTGAACTGTAATCTTGTAGGAACTGTTACAGAGACAAACTGTACCCTATCAGGGACAGCTGTGGTAACAGTCCCACCACCAATACCTCCTTGTGAAAGACCCGAAGGTTTGATAGAAGATGTATTCTTTACAGGATATAACATCACATCTCCCCCTAGCAATGTGGATTCTACAGGAAGTCAGTCAGACGCATGTAATGCTGTTGCCTACCTGAATACATTTGGTGGATCGTATGTGAACGTTGTACCTACATTCCTCACTATCGAATATCAAGGATTGTATATTGGATCTGGAGTGTTTGTGACCAATGGTACAAATGATTGTACAACAATCCCTGATGGTTGGTATTTCACAGGGGCTTCTCAATCGGTTAATACAGTGTTCCAAGTGGTAGGTGGGTTGATTGTATACATCACTGATTGTACAACTACAACAACCTCTACAAGTAGTACAACAACTAGTACAACCAGCACAACATCTACAACTAGTACAACAACTACTAGTACGTCATCTACAACAACCACAACAACAACTGCTGTACCTGTAACTACAACCACTACATCTACTAGTAGTAGTACAACAACTACCACTACAACAGATACACCAACAACCACTACAACCACAACAACTGCACTCGATTGCTCGCTAGCTGGAACAGCTGTTGAAGAAGATCCATCATCATACCTTTAAATATTATATAAAATGACAGTATTAATAACATTAACCACAGCTGGAACAGACACAGGTCCTTTTGATCTTTATTCAAATCTGGATGGTTATGTTTCAGCATTTGAAACAGGGGTGTCTAAAGCTGCACTTGTAGCAGGTTATTCATCTGCACTTGTTCCTAATGGTACTTCTACAATCAGGATTAAGTCCACTGGTGTATGTGTGAACTATATAGATGTTACAGTGATTACAACCACTACAACTACTACATCTAGTAGTACATCTACAACAACCAGTACAACCAGTACAACCACCACTGCAGCACCAGCTACTGAGTTATTTGTTTATGCAAAATATATAAACTCTCAATCTGCTGGTGATTTACAATACACTATTAATGGCGGATCTCCAGTTACAATTGGAGCTGTAAGCACATCGTCTTGTTTGTATTTGTATACAATAAGTGGAATCACTACAGGTGATAGTATTTCATTCAGTGATTCAAACAGTCAGGCAATTGGAGGAAGTACATCAACTTGTCCTTCAGGTCCTGGTGGATTTAGCTGTGTGTACAACTACTCTGTATTAGTGTCTGGTCCACAATATGCATACATTTCTGTTGACGGAACTAACGCTTGCTAAAACAAATAAGAATGGCTAAGACAATCATCATAAAATTAACTAGCTCAGGACCCACAGCGGGACCCTTTACAATCATTGACCAACTTGGAAACACTCTAGCAACGGGTGTTTCCAAGGAGGACTTGATTTCTGGGGTGAGCTATGTTGTGGATGATGCTGTTAATGTCATCACTATAGAATCTACAGGTAAGTGCAAAAACAAGAAAAACTTCCCTGTCACTACAGTTAATCCTGTAAGTTTAGCAGCTACCACGTATAACCAAATATCAACAGCTTGTATCTGGAGGCACTTGAAGAACCCAGTGGTGTATAACTACTTCTATGGAAACATAGAACCTTACATCATCGAGTATCCATTTGCCTATCAGTATCAGGATGAAATCCTACAATCTGTTCAGGATTACACCAAGGCATACAGATACTTCTCTGATCCAGATGGTGTGTCTGATGATAATCGCAAGATAGAAACTGACAATGCTTGGTTTAATAAGGCTGTTCTTTACAATGGTCAACAGAGTACAGGTGTGCTTGAGTTGGTTCCTAAACCAATCAACAACCTGAAGGAATACTTGAAGTATCCTATATACAACGCTGATAGTAAGACAATTACATTCACAAAGAGTGATAACTTCTACCAATACAATACGTTCTGGAGTCTTGTAAAGAACAAACAAGAGCCTCTGTTCATACGCACGTGCGAGAACTTGTCTCTGGATAAGGTGGTGAACCAGGCTAATATGGACTATGGAAAGAGATCCTTTAAGAAGGAACCTCTAAGAGCTAAGGAGCTTAAGGTGAGACACATCCTTGATAACAGATATGATGCACACCTAGTTTCTCAGTTTATTTACACACCATCTCAAATCTCTTACAAATAATGGCTAAGTGGTTAGACAAATATGAACAAGGAGGATTGGTCTTGAAACAAAAGACCAAGGATAACTATGGTGTAAAGCCAAACGTTAACGATGATAAAGCCACCTACCCTGATGGATTTGTAGGATGGGAGTATGACATAACAGGACGTAACTATAGCCCTGCATGGGGTGGTCAGTTTAAAGATGGTGGTAACTTGATGCCCGCTATGGCTGGAGCCAACCAAACTATTCCTATGTATCAAATGGGAGGCAGTCTTCCTGGTGCTGTAGGATTCATGTACGCACGTACACAGAATCCTGCTCCTAGCAATGGTCCATACGCTAAGAAGACCAAGGCTAGTGCACAGAATGGAATGGAGATGAAATACTACCAAGAAGGCTTGGATTTCAAACCTAAGACCATTAGTCAGGATGGTACGGTGATAGATCCTAAAGGATATTGGAACCCTGAGAACTGGGGTAATCCTGTAATCATCCCATCCACAGATATCACTATGGAGGGTGTGTATGAACCGCTGATTGGTATATCTGACACAGGAGATATACAATATATGGAACCTGGAGAGGATTATGAATTTGATGGTGAATATGTAACAGAATACCCTGTGGCAAAAGGAGGAATTAGTGTGAATAATGCTGATGCTCAACCTGTTAAGAAGTTAGATCAATTGCTTAACTTTACAAACTATAACAAACCAACCAAGGGCGGCTGGTTAGATAAATATAACTGATATGAAAAAACAGATGCTTAAAATTGCTGGTGTCAAGTCTGAAAAGGAATTCTACAAGAAGTTTCCTACAGAAGAAGCATTCATGGCTAAGCACGGTAAGGCCTTTAAGAAAGCTCAAATTGGTGCATATATTGGTGGTGAGAAAGATGCTGGTTTCCAGCCTACAAACTTCCAAGAGATGTATGATGCTGTAGACTACGGTGTTACAGGATCTACAGATGAAATGCGTAAAGAGGATGCTTATAGAAAGGCTGAAATTTCTGCTGCACAACAAGCTGCCAAAAATAGTAGTGGAGGAGGTGGAGGACTTGGTAATATTGCCAATGTTCTTCAGAGTGAAGAGCTTATGAGTGCTCTTAGCAGTGCAGCTGGTGGTGCTAGAAAAGGTAAGAAGATTAAGAAAGCACAGCCTGGAGAAGTGATTGAATCAGACACTCCTGGTGGAATGGGAAGACCTTTACCTCCTGAGCTTAGACAAAATGATATTGATGTAGAAGAGATACCAGGTGGAGACTTTTTCAAGCAAGCATCTAAATATGCAGGTCCTGCAGGACAACTTATTCAGGGCTTTCAGCAATTAAAAGCAGAGAAAGAGGCGCTTAAAAGTGCTGAGCAAATGAGAGATGTGAGTGGACTTGTTAAACAAGCTGCTAGCACACGTCCTGAAGAAACACAACGTAGATATGTTCGTCCTGAGGATGTAGTGAACACAGGAGAAGAGTTCTTCCCAATATATGGTGTAGGTACAAACGTACTTGCAAGAAATGGAGCTTCTGTTGGTGGTGGAGAAATCATGAACACGTTTGCTCCTAATACATTGTATGACAATCTTGGATATGAACCTTTGAACGAGAGCGAACGTTACAAACAGTTTATGCATGGCGGTAAAATGCATAAAGCTCAAACTGGTTTAGAAGCATTTGCTGAAGCTGGTGGTGGAGATATTACAAGTAAATTAATTGGTAGCATCACTGGTGAAAATGCTGGTGGTAACATAGGTGGCACGATTGGTAAGACAGCTGGAATGTTCTTTGGACCAGTGGGAAGCATGGTGGGTCAAGCAGCTGGTCAACTTATTGGTGCAGCTCTAGACAGAAAGCCACAACAGATTAAGAAAGCTAAGGATGCTACACAAAGAAATCTCAAAGCTACAGCTCTTCAATCAGGGCTTCAGGGTGGGCTTGCACAGAATACATCATTCATGCAAGATGGTGGAACTACATCTCCTTATGCATGGATGAGTCATACATGGCAACCTCAGGTGATAGCCACCTTTGGAGAGCACAAAGTGAGCGACTTGCTTAGACCTCCTAAGGATGCTGATATGCTCAGAGCTGGTGGTCATCTAAAAGAATACACTCCTCCTAGTGCAAGAGCTATGTCTACAGAAAGACCTGACTTCCAGATGGGTGGTGAGCTTCAGACACATTGGGGTGGATATGCTGAACCTATGTCTCAGAATCCATACCTACCAGATGGTGGTGAAACTGTAATGTTCAGAGGTCAGTCTCATGATGAGAGTGATGGAAAGGGCAACACAGGTATTGGTATCACCTATGGTGACAATCCTGTAGAAGTGGAAAGAGGTGAACCTGCTATGAAGATGAAAGACGGATCTAATGGAGATAGCAGCCTTGTAGTGTTTGGCAACATCAAAATAACAAAGGGTTTTGCAGATATGTTAGGTGATCCTAAAGCTGCTGGTAAGAAGTTTAAAACTTATACAGCTGATTTGTCTAAGCAAGAGAACAAAGCTAACAAAGCAATCGATAAAGCTTCTGCAATGCTAGATGACTATGATCCTATAACATCTATTGACAAGCTAGAGGGAAACTCTTATGCAGCAACAGTGTATGGTAAAAACAAACAACTTCAAATTTTAGCAGATAAGAAGATGAACGCTGCTGCTTTACAAAATGCTGTTAACGATACTAAAGAAGAAAACTTGTTAAAGATTACAGATAAAGGAGATGTGGTAGCTAGAAAAGGAGCTAACATTCCTAAAGCTCAAGCTGGGTACACTAGTAAATATGGTCTTGTTCCTTGGACAGGTGATAAGAACAGTGGTATTAAGAATGCCTCTGCTTATTCTACAAAGGAGTGGGATGAGATTGCTGAATACCTAGGATTTGATAAAACTGGTCAGCGTGGTAATAAAGCATTCCAAGAGTTCTTGTTCAAAAACGAAGAACTTAAAAATGCTATTATCAACAACCACCAACGTTTGTACAACTCAGATCCTACATCTACATCTAGAAACTGGTATGACAATAAGTTAGGTGCTGGATGGGCTGCTCCTGAGCTTAAGCCTAAGGCTCCTCAGACACCTCCATCAACTATCCCTACACTTACAACCACTGAGTTGAAACAACCTACAGGTGAAAAGACAACCACCACTCAGACAACTAGGTATGGTGTCACTCCTTATAAGAGAAGCGGACTTGTTGATATTCTGAGTCAGGCACTTCCATTTGTACGTCCTTCAGATATAGAGGAGCTTGATGCTAGACAGCTTGCTGGTGAGATGTATGCGCTGGCTACCAATCAGTTAGAGCCTGTAGCTGCACAAACAATTCAGCCTCAGCTAACTGTTCCTTATGACATCTCTCTTCAAGACATTCTGAATGAGAACAGGGCTTCCTTGAGATCACAACAAAGACTTGTGGGATACAATCCTGCTTTACAAAGTCAACTTGGGGCACAAGAATATGCTGCTAATCAGAGAGTGCTAGGTGAGCAATTCCGTATGAATCAAGCTATGAAGAATCAGATTTACAAAGAGAACAGAGATAAGCTTGATCTGTTTGGCTTGAAGAATCTGGAGATTCTTGACCGTCAGTATGTTCGTCAGGCTGAGGCTAAGAGTAAAACCAAGGCTACAACACAGGCTGCTCTCAACTCAATCAGTGACAAATATCTACGTAACCAGTTGGAAAACAGGACATTAGCTACAATGGAGAATCTGTACAACTACCGTTACGATCCTAGATTCAGAACTATCAATATGAACGCTCCATATCAACCTACCATACCAACTGTATACGGGGGAGATGTTCAAAGAGTTCCTGTTCTAGATGACAAGGGAAATATCCTCTATTATGAGCAAAAGGTAGTGAACCCAGGTACAGCCACCGCTGTAGAGGTTCCTGCCCCAGGCGTTAGGGTTCCTGTTTCAAGAAGGGAAGAAATCGCTATAGAACTTCCTGCTAATGCCACTGTGCCAGCAGAAAAATCTCAACTTGGTCAGACTAATCCTTACATGAGTGAGGCTCAGGCCATGGAAATGGGATTTGAACCATTTGGAAAAAATGGGCTGAAGGTGGGTAAGAAAAAGAAACTCAATAGCTCAATCGTAAAGGCTATGAAAAATCTATAACTAACTCAGTTATAGCGAATTACCAAAACTTGTTATTGCTCTTGGAAAATACAACTATTCATAATACATTTGCTAACTTGACTTAAAATGGCTTCATTTACAGATATCATACCGCAATTTAACCCCTATGTCCAGCAGCTTCCTGTGGAAGCTATGGTACAGGTGGGTATGGAGAAACAGAAGCGCTACGATGAGGGCATCCAAAAGATTCAGTCTCAGATAGATAATATTGCTGGACTAGATGTAGTTCGTGATGTAGATAAAGCATATCTGCAGTCTAAACTGAACGAACTTGGAAACAACCTGAAGAGTGTAGCCGCTGGTGATTTCTCCAACTTCCAGCTTGTCAACTCTGTAGGAGGCATGGCTAACCAGATCATTAAAGATCCAAACATTGTGAACGCCCTGTCTTCTACAAAGGCTTACAGAAAGGGCCTAGAGGACATGGCTGCCCTTAACAAAGAGGGTAAAGGGTCTATCTCAAATGACTGGGATTTTAAGAGCAGAGCAAGTAAGTGGTTGAATAGCAGCAACTTAGATGAGTCGTTTTCTGGAACATATAACCCATACACCAACTACAAGAAGAATGCTCTAGAGGTGGTGAAGGGTCTTACAAAGAACAAGAATATCACAGAAGATGCTTTTGACTTTGATAGCAAGGGTAACATGGTTATCAAGGATGCCATCCTTCGTACAGAACTAGCTGGCATATCTCCTGAGCAAATTCAACAGGCACTGTTGGTAGGTCTTAGTCCTAATGACTGGAAACAGATGGAGATTGACGGTAGGTACAACTATGCAAATGTTGATGACCAAGCATTTGCAAACTCTGTAAACACTTCTTACAAGAGTAAGTATGATAGCTTTGCTGAGCAACGCACCATCCTTGAGAACGCTAAAAGCTCTACATCTTCTGCTGTGGAGAAAGCTGCATTAGATAAGAAGATCAAAGATATTGACAAAACTCTTCAGAGCATTACCACTGAATACAACAATGTTTCTAAAACATTCTCACAAGGAGATGTAGAGTCTGCTAAAGCTAGACTGTTCACTTCCAACTTCATGAATGGATTCTCTAATGCATTCTCGTTTACAGAAACTTCACAGGAGTATAAGACTAATCCTTTTGTTCAGAACGAACAATGGAGACAAACCAAAGAACAAGATTGGAAGAAGTTCATTCTTGGTTATAATTTGGATTTAGAAAAACTTGAGGTACAGAAAGGAGAACTTGCTGAGAAAAAAGAAGCAAATCGTATAGCAAGGCTTGCTACCGAGGGATATGGTGGGCTTTCTAGTCCTGTTGATCCTAGCACACTTCCTAAGCTTGTATTGGATAATGTAGTTGCTCAAACACAAGGATATAGAGAAGCTATAGCAAAATCAGATGGTGACTTTATAAAGAGTCAGGGAAAAGACCAAGCTTGGTTAGACCAACAAAAACAGGCTTATCTAAAGTCTCCAAATGGAGTGGATGTTTTGGTTAAACAACACTTTGATAAAACAGAAGGGATGAGAAGATTGGCTGATGAGAATCAGACAATGGTTCTTCAAATCAATGCAGAGGCTGATAGAGTGTATGGGGATGTGTATAAAAAAGTTCCTGCGAATGCTCCAAACATAACATACAACAATGGTGCAGGAACTACGTATGTTTATACACCAAAAGACTTTGTAGACTTTAACTCAAAGATTAGCAGATACAAAACTACAACCACTACACCAGGAAGTCCAACAACAATGACTGGTGGTACAACAACTACAACATTCAATGATCAATTGGCAAAAGCAGAGCTTTCTCCAAAAGATTACACATTATATCAGGTAGAGAAAGAAAAATATTACGGTAAATCTAGTAGTCAAGGTAATAAGGTTCTATCAGATAACCTCAGTTACTACTTCAAAAATGTAAATACTCCGTATCAAAATGTCATTAATCAAAAGAATGAGTTTGTAGCTAAAGAAGTGAAAGATAGATTACTTGCTGCACAGGGAGTTCAATATACAATTCCTACAATTAATAAAGCACAGAAAGAAACTCTTGCTAACATGTTTAGTGCAGCTGTAGGCCTGGCTAAAAAGCCAGGAGGAATTGCTGAATCTCCTTCATTAGACTTGGATATATTGAAGAAAATTTCAGAAAGTGGAGATGCTGAAGGAAGTATTACGGTGATAGAAGGTACAGAATTTGCACCAAGGATGTATCAAATTACAGCAAGAGGTAAAGGTATCGGAACCACTGTTTTTAATCTCACCCCTGAACAAAAAGATTTAGTATTTGGTGATAGATTTGAACCTTCTCAAGCAGTAAGAGCATTCAGGCCTTATCAGAGTATGATGCAGAAGTATAGTGAGATTGATCCTAAAACTGGTCAACGTAGCCCTTACATGTCTACTAATCCTGTTAAAGGACCTATTACATTCCAGAATTCTTCACTGAATAGTGCTGACTTCCCTAATATAAAATCATATGGGGTTACAGGTGCTGTTGTCACTCAAGATGGTGGAACCACTTACTCCCTAAGACTTAACTTCTACGATCCTATTACAGGAAAGTATATTGATGATGTTGGCTATCCTAGAATACTAAATGAGGAAGAAGTGGCTGCTGCAATGGTGCAGATTACAGACGCACATGTCTACGAATTGTTGAATGATAGAAAAGCTACTAGAAATGATTTGCAAATATTGCAAAGGGCTTCTAAAAAACCGTTATAATGGCAGAAAATCCACAAGGACCACTACTTGATAGAATGGGTTTAGAAGAGCAGTTTGGTGGGTACACACCTCCTGGCGCTCCAGAACCATTACCTAATATTCCTTTCAGAGGACTTAGAAATCCTATGCCTGGAGGAAGTGGGGATGAACCCGTGTCTTCTCTTGAAGCTCTTGATGCTTCTATTAGAAAGTCTGTAGGTCAGAAAAGAGGTGGATCTATTCTTCGCCCTCTTAGTCAGATGAGTAATCCTAGATATGATTCATTCGTACCTGGTGATTACAATAATGAGGATGCGTATGCTCAAGGACAAAGCTGGACTGAAAAGATGGTGAATGGTGTTGGTAAAGGACTTGTTCTTACAGGCACTACCTTCTTACAGAGTACCGTAGGGCTTGTTAACGGTGTTGGTAACTGGATAGCTACAGGTAACGCTTCTTCGTTCTACGATAATGAAATGAACAGAAGTCTTGATAGACTGAACAAAGAACTTGATGACAACCTACTTCCTAACTATTACACTAATGTTGAGAAGAATGCTGCATGGTATTCTCCTGACAATCTCTTTACAGCCAACTTCCTTTGGAATGGTATTGTAAAGAATCTTGGTTTTGCTGCTGGTGCTGCATTATCAGGGGGTGTATACGCTGCTGGCATTAAAGGACTTAGTGCACTTCCTGGCATATCTCGTCTTGTATCAATAGGTAAACAAGCTGAGGTGTTGGCTGCTACAGAAGCAGGAATGATGTCTGCTAACAAGGTGGCTGATACATATGGTAAAATAAAATCTCTATCTGATAGATTCCTCACTTCCTACAAGATTCTTAATCCTGGAGGAAGAGCTGTTGTTGCTGGTCTTGCTACAACTGGTGAGGCTGGATTTGAAGCTCTTCAAAATCTCAATGAGGAAAGAACTAAGCTCATTGAGGAATACATGATTGAGAACAATGGTGTATATCCACAAGGCGAAGCTTTAGATGCTATCAACAGGAAGGCTGAACAAACAGGTGATGCATCTTTCTGGGCTAACGTAGGACTTCTTACAGCCACCAACTATATTCAGTTCCCCAAAATACTTGGCTCTTCTTTCAAGGCAGAGAAGGGAATGATCAATTCTCTTGCAGCAGAAACAAAAGAGATTATAGAAGAAGGTGGTAAGTACATTGCAAAGCCTGCAGCAGGCAATAAGATACTCTCCACTCTTAACAAGATTAGACCTTATACATTCTCCACATCTGAAGCATTTGAAGAAGGTGCTCAGTATGCCATTGGTATAAGTGTAAAAGACTACTATAACAAGAAGAACAATAACGAAGCTACAAGCTTCCTTGACAGTCTTTCAGAAGGACTTACACAAACCTTTGATACCGATGAGGGTATGGAAAACATCATCATTGGTGGCTTGTCTGGAGCTATCATGCAGGGTAGGGGAAGATTTGTAGAGGATAGACAAAAGACCAAAAATACAGCTGATGCTATCCAGAAGTTTAATCAGTTCAAACTATCAGACTTCACTAAGGACACAATTGACTCTGTCAATCGTGGAACTGTTCTACAACAGGAAAGAGAAGAACTGTTGAAGAGAGGTGATGTATTGAATAGTAAAGATAAGGAAGCAGACTATGTTATTAACTATCTGTCTCCTCGTATCAAGTATGGTAGGTTTGATCTAGTGCAAGCTGACATAAATGACTATAGAGCGTTAGCTAGTACAGATGAAGGTTTTGCTCAGCTTGTGGCTGAGGGCAAAGCGCTTCCTACAGATACAAAAGAGTCATTCCTTGCACGTGTAGAGAACCTGCAACAAACTGCAGATAATGTTAAATCTCTCTACCAATCTCTTAACTTGCGTTATGCTGGTCAAGTGGATGAGCAAGGGAAACCTATGTACCCACCTGCTGTAATTGACCAGATGGTATATGCTGCTTCTAAGGTGGCTGACTATGACGTTCGTATTCCTAAACTTAGTCCTAAACTATCTGCTGCTGGCATCAATGTAGATGAGGTGGTTAAAGATATTGTTGAGGGTAAGGTGGAAAGCTTCAACGCTGCTGTTGACACCATTGCAAACATGAAAGATCTCACTGATGATCAGAAAGAAGATCTTGGTCAAGCTCTGGAGGATGTATCTGAAATGAGTATTCGTAGAGACAAGTTCTTGAAAGAATACAATGATATGAAGAAGACTCCTGAGAAATACAAGGAGTATGAGCCTACACCAGAAGATGAGGCTAAGGCGGCTGAAGCACCTGGTGCTATTGTAAAGGTGAAGGGCAAGACTGGTGAGAAGAGTCTAATAGTTGGTGAAGAGTATTTTATAGGTAAGTCAGTGGATTATGATAAGGACGGGCTAGAAGTTCCTGTTCCAATTAGCAGCTTGACAATCCTTGGTGAGAATGAGAATGGCACCATCAAGATTAAGGATAATAAGGGTGAGGTGAGAGATGTGTCTAAGGAGGTTCTTCTTGACTACAAGATATCTAGGGTGGCGTCTGTTCGTGAGAACAAGATGGCTAACTATTTCTTCAAACACAGAAATGAGATATTCCAATATAACTTTGGTGAGCAGTATGGTGGAAAGAAACCAGGAAGACTTGAGTATATTGACGACAATCTATTTTTTGTATACAGAGATGACAAAGGAAAGATCAGAAGAAAGAAGCTGAAGAAAGAACAGTTTGTTGCTCAAGAAGGATTTACACAACCTCGTATTCAGATGGTTGGTGATATCAGAAATGAGGAACAAAGAGCTGCTCTTGAAGAAATGACATCTGACGAAGAGCTTGCTAGAGAAAGAGAAACTCTGGCTAAGAACAGAGATGCACGTCTTGAGATTATTACACAACTAGAGAATGAAA